CCGTTGACCCACTCGGTACGCCGGGAGATGAACTCCGGAGTGTCGGTGACGGCCTGGTCGTACGGGAACAGGGTGGAGATGTCGTCGATGCCGTGAGCCAGCGCCCACTCCTCGACAGCGCCCTTCAGCGAGCCGCCCTTGTGGGCCATGCCGAAGATCTCCTGCATGTCGCTGTGCGACAGGGTGGTGCCGGATGCCGCGCTGTCGGCCGCGTCGGACGTCCGGTCGAAGACGTTACGGGTCACTGGGTCGTCGCCCTTCTGGTGAGTGATGGTGCTGTCCGGGTCTGCCGGGTCTGCCGGGTCTTCCGCGTCTTCCGCGTCGCTCTGCTGGAGAGCGGCGCCGACGAGGCCGTAAACGACCTGCTTCTGCTGGTCGGTCAGGGTGTTGAGGACGTCCTCGACGGAAGCGTCCGGGCCGAGGCCGCCGTCCGCCGGGTCGAAGAGGTCGTTGTCGCCGTCCCCGTCGGGGTCGGGGTTGTTCGCCGTGGCCTTGGGCATGTCGCCCTTGTTCGCCGGGTCCACCTTCTTCGGCGGAGCGAGGGTTGCGCTAGCGTGCGCGAGTTCCTCGCCGGAGTAGATGATGACCTCGTCGTCGAGCTCGCTGAGGCTGCCATCGCCGTGCTGGACGTTGACGTTCGCGATGAACGCGCCGGGGTTCGCGCCGGCCAGGACGAGGCTTCCCTCACGGATCACGCCGTGGGTGACGTTGCCGCCCTGCTGCTGGAGCTGGTTGGCGTAGATCGAGAGCGCCTGGATGTCCTTGTGGATGACGAGGGCCTTCGCGTTCTGGCCCTGCTGGGTGTCGTTGAAGTAGCCGTCACACCACACGCCCTGGTCACGGTGTTCCAGGATGAGGTGGCCGAGGACGTTGTCGGGGGCGTTGTGCTGGTGCTGCCACACAAGCGGGATCTGAGCCTTGTCCTGGCCCTTGAACGCGTGAGCCATGATCGTTCGGCCGTCGGTGCACCTGATCCCGTACTTGGTGACGTAGCCGCTGAAGTCAGCTGCCGGTGCCATTTTGACTGGAAACTCCTTCGGGGATTGCCGGGACTTGCGGGAAGGGCGACTTCGGAGGCAATGATGGCTTCTTCAGCGCGACGCCGTTCTGAGGTAGCTCGCCGTACGCCGCTGGGATGTTCTTGTTGAGAAGCTGGTTTGCCTTCGGGTCGTCCGACGGCTGGAAGCCGACGATTGCCCGCATGTCATTGGAGGAGAGGATCTCGTTGCGGGTGAACTTGTCCGCGATCTCAGCGAGATCCTTGACCGGGACGAGCTTGAACGGATCCCGGATGTAGATGATCGACTGACCTTGCGATCTTGCGGTCTTAGTCAGGAAAGCCCTGATCATAGCGCCGGCAAGAGCAGCGAGGATCGGCTCGATCGTCCGGTTGTAGTAGTTGATCATCGTCGGCTCGTCGGCCGTACCATTCATGACCGCCTCAGTGATACCCAGCTGACCGTAAAGCATGTCAGTCAGGTATTTGATCTGGTCCATCAGGTTGTTCTCGGCCGGCCGGTTAAGCTGAGTGATCTTCTCCGTGCCGTCCGTGTACGCGATCCCGTACTGGGAGCCCTTCAGCTGGAACTCAATTTCCTTGAGTCGCTTCTCGGCCTCCTGCCGGCGCGCTTCAGTCTTAATGACGTAGGGCAACTGGATGATGATGTCCAGGTTCCCGGATGCGCTCTGCTCGTCGACGGCGTCCAGGAGGCTGAGCTTCCTGAGTAGCCGCTGCAGAGTCGAGCTCTGCTCATTCATCACCGAGTAAAGCGGGTTCTCCACGATGGCGACCATGCTCTTCGGCACAGTCACTTCCTGTTGCGTGCCGGTGTTGTCGTTGTACGCCCTTACCCGGACATGCCTCGGCATCCATTGGACGATCTTGCCAACCCGCATGGAGTTAACGTCGTAGCCGCCGGTGGTCAGGGGGTTCAGCGTCGTGTCAACCGGCAATATGGCGATGGCGCCTTCGTCGAAAAGAGTCTGCACAGCGTCCTGGATGAACTGCCTGCCTGACTGGTCAATGTTGGCTTCGACCATCAAGCAGTCATTCAGGGCGCTAGGCATGTCTTCCTTGTACATGCGGTTCTTGTCGAGCCGGACATGCCGGATCGGGACCGCCGCAGTGTCAACGGCGATCCTGGTGTAGATCGCCTCGACGATGGTTTTCCGGTTGAACGCCTTGAAGCGCGGACGGTCAGGCCGGAAGGAATATGACGCGCCTGTAGTTGTCGGATCCCCTAGCTGCCCGTTGGACTTGTCTGCGGCAAGCCATGTGTTGAAGGCGTGCTTGATCTGGTCTATGCGTCTGCCCACTGTCACCCCCTTTCCTTTCTCCGGGCATCGCTAAATATCAGCCGATACCCTGGCTCTTGAGCCACGCTCGGGTGGCTTCCTGGGTGGACTTGTTCGTCGCGACAGACTTGACCTTGTTCAGGACAGCCTTGTCGAGACCGGTCCTGTGGGCGTAGGCAGCGCCGGCCGCAATCGTCGCCGCGCCGGCCGTGACTGGTCCGAAACCACCGGTGAGCTGGCGGTGAACGCCCCGGGCCGTCTTTCCGACGTAACCAGTCGTGTCCCTACGCCGGCGAAGGCGAGTGGCCTGGGCAGATCGCTTCTCGAGGTTCTGGCCGCCCAGGGTCTTGTGGAACTCGTCCTTATAGTGCGGATTGCTCATCCGCGTCTGGACCTTGGCCTTGATCAGCTTGCGCCGGGTGCCGGCACCCTGCCCATAGAAAGCACGAGCCTTGGCGAACTCGTTTGCGTCTGCCCTGGCCTGCCGGCGGGCGTGATGTTCGCCCCACTTCATGCCCTTGACTCCGTGATGTTCAAGGACATCAGTTGCTGGCATACTCACCGCCCATCCTTAGTTTTGTTGGATACCTCACCCTTGGGCGGATCAGCCTTCGAGATCAGCTTAACGACGTTGAACACGTCATCGCCGCTCTTAGCCACTTCTTTCGAAGGCTTCTTTTCGTCCTTGTCTTTGGGCATGACTAGGACTTCTTGTTCTTGAGCTTCTCGCCGAGCGCCTTCGCAGATTCCTTCATCGACTTCAGGTCGGGTGGATCTTCCTTGAGGGCTTCCTTGAGTGCCTTCTCGAGCTTGTCATCTTTGTCATTACTGGCCATTACTCGAAACTCCCCTTGTTCAGCTTGTACGCAACGAAAGCGTCCAGCATGCCGGCGACATTGTCGATCTTCTGGTCTTGCCGCTTCTTCATGAGCTTCCGGTTGCCGTTCGTGTCTTCCATGGTGATCGCGTTACCCATGGCCCACGACATCAGCTCCTGGTCGAATATGAGCAGCCGCTCACCGGCTAGTGCCTTCAGCTCGCCAAGCGGGACAGACTCGGTACGGGCGCCCTGGATGACCTTCTCGATACCGAACGGGCCGTTCTCAGCTTCCCAGCGGGTCACGAACTCCTTGGCGTTGTACGGGTCGTAACCCAGAGCTCGGACATCGTACTCGTTGTCCAATATGAACCGTTCGAGGTCGTCATAAACCTCCATCATGTCGAGGGTTGCCCCGTCGAGCACATGAAGGCTGCCTTCCTCGATGAACTCCTCGTACTTCTGGCGCATGGCTCCAGGAAGCTTCGACATCGTCAAGCTGGAGATATAGCTCCTGGTCTTTACGCCGAACGTGTCTGCCCTGAGCGGGAAGAGGAACGTGAACGCACAGAAGTCGTCCCCCTGGGAGAGGTCTGCTCCCATAGCACAAGGCATGCGCCAGAATTCCCGCCGCCTATGGGGAATAGTTTCCTCGTAGGTGAAGTAGTAGGTGAATCCCTCCATGGGAATCCCGAACCGCTTAGCGAGGATATCGTTCCTGGCGGCCGGCGCGTTCTCCGCGCGTTCGACGTCGAGGTGATAAGTCTCATAAGTCACCGTTATCCCGATGTTGGGGTTCGCCTTCGGCCACATGGCCGGATCAGCGACTTCTTCCAGCTCATCGAGCCGGTAATGCCAGATCGAAACGTGTGGGTTGACGTAGTCACCCTTGAGAATATCGGCGAGCTCCAGCTTGATGGTGTCGCCCGAGCCGTTCCGGACAGTCCCCTCTGAGCTGACAGCGACGATTAT